CAGGGTGGAACACATTCAAAATTAATAGAAAATTAATATGGCTGAGTCAGTTGTTAAAAGTTCTTTTCCAAGTCAAGTCGCTAGCGATTTAGAAAAAGTGAGTAAAGACTACGGTTTGAAAGTTGCTAAAGCAATTGAGAGCGAGTGGTTCAAGAGAGATTCTGGTACTAACAGATTCTTTGGTAACCAAACAGAGTTTCACAAGCTTAGATTATACGCTAGAGGAGAACAATCAATACAAAAATACAAAGACGAGTTATCTATAAACGGTGATTTATCTTACTTAAATTTAGACTGGAAACCAGTACCTATTATACCTAAATTTGTAGATATAGTAGTTAATGGTATATCAGAAAGACTATTTGATATAAAAGCATACTCTCAAGATCCATCAGGCGTAAGTAAAAGAACTGCTTATATGGAATCTATGCTTAGAGATATGAGAACAAAAGACCTAAACGCTTTCGCTAAAGAAGCTTTCGGTGTTGATTTATCAGAGAACGAGCCAGAGGTGTTACCAGACTCACAGCAAGAGTTAGATCTACACATGCAGTTGAGTTATAAGCAAGCTGTTGAGATTGCTGAGGAGCAAGCTATCAACGTTGTCTTAGAAGGTAATAAGTATGATTTAACAAGAAGAAGAGTTAACTACGATTTAACTGTTCTTGGTATGGGTGCTGTTAAGACTGTGTATAGCAAGTCAGAAGGTATAAAAGTAGAATACGTTGATCCTGCAAATATGGTTTACTCTTACACTGAGTCGCCATATTTTGACGACATATACTACGTTGGAGAAGTAAAAACAATTCCAGTAAACGAACTTAAAAAGCAATTCCCTAACTTATCTAAGGAAGAGTTAGATAAAATAACTGGACAAGGGTTTCAGAATAGTGGTTTCTATAATAGGAGCTTAACTGAGTCTAATCAAAACGATAAAAATCAAATACAGATATTGTACTTTAACTATAAGACTTATGCTAACGAAGTTTATAAAGTTAAAGAAACAGCTACAGGAGCTAGTAAGGTCATAATAAAAGATGACACCTTCAATCCAATGGAAGATCAAATGCTTGAAGCTAAGTATGGTAGAATGGCTAGATCACTAGAGGTTTTATATGAAGGAGCTTTAGTATTAGGAACTGAAATACTACTTGACTGGAATCTAAGTAAAAACATGATGCGACCTAAAAGCGACAATACTAAAGTTAAAATGAACTATAGTATAACTGCACCTAGAATGTATAAGGGACGCATAGAGTCACTTGTAGGGCGTATAACTGGTTTTGCTGATATGATACAGCTAACTCATTTAAAACTGCAACAGGTGATGTCTAGAATGACTCCTGACGGTATATACTTGGATGCAGACGGTCTAGCTGAAATAGATTTAGGTAATGGGACTAATTACAATCCACAAGAAGCATTAAACATGTTCTTTCAAACTGGTTCTATTATAGGTAGATCAATGACGTCAGAAGGTGACATGAACCCAGGTAAAGTTCCTATTCAAGAAATATCAAGTGGAAACGGCGGTGCTAAAATGCAGAGCTTAATAGGTACTTACAATTACTACCTACAAATGATAAGAGACGTAACTGGTTTAAACGAGTCTACAGACGCGTCTACTCCTTCTAAAGATGCTTTAGTTGGTATTCAAAAAATAGCAGCAGCTAATAGTAACACAGCTACTAGACATATACTGCAATCAGGTCTATACATAACATCTGAAATAGCGGAAGCAGTTTCACTTAGAATATCAGACATACTTGAGTTTTCACCAACTAGAGAAGCTTTTATACAAAAAATAGGTATACACAATGTTTCAACTCTATCTGAGTTATCTAATTTACATTTATCAGATTTTGGTATATACATAGAATTAGCGCCTGATGATGAGCAAAAACAAATGCTCGAGCAAAACATACAAATGGCTTTATCTAGTGGAGGTATTGATCTGGAAGACGCTATAGATCTTAGAGAGATTAAAAACATAAAGCTAGCAAATCAGCTCTTGAAAATACGTAGAAAAAAGAAACAAGAGAGAGATCAATTAATGCAACAGCAAAATATACAAGCTCAAGCACAAGCAAATGCTCAGGCTCAACAAGTTGCTGCTCAGGCTGAAGTACAAAAAAATCAATCAATAACAGAGCAGAAAATGCAGTTAGAGCAAATGAAGGCTCAAATTGAAGATGAGAAATTAGCTAAAGAAGTTTTATACAAAAAAGAATTAATGAACCACGAGTTTCAAATAAATATGAGACTTAAAGGTATGGAGGTTGAAGGTATGAAAAATAAAGAGAGATACAAAGAGGATCGCAAAGACGAAAGAACTAAAATTCAAGCATCTCAACAAAGCGAGTTAATCGACCAAAGAAATAGTGGTAAACCACCTAAAAACTTTGAATCTGCAAGTAATGATATACTTGGAGGCGGTTTTGATCTAGGAGCAACAGATCCTAGATAATTATTTATTAATTTTATAATATTATATTATGTCAGAAGAAAAACAAGATGAACTTCAAGAGGAGGTTGTAGAGCAAACTCAAGAGGTTAAAGAAGAGGTTGCTACAGAAGAGCG